ATCGTTGGTGGAACTGACTCGGCATCTGCAGGACCAGGAAGAGATCCAAACAACCCAAGCACAATCGGTACAACTTTTGAAATAGTTTTCATTGATGAATTCACTGGAACAATTTCAACTGATGGAACTGATAAGTTTGTAGGTTCTGTAATGATCGGTGTTAATGATGGCGCGAAAAAAGCTTTCGTACCTACAGCAGCAAACGATATCGTAAACTTAAACGGAGAAGCTGGAGTTGGTAATGCTACTACAGGTGGTTTAATCGGATCTAGAATTAAGTTTACTGCAACTGCAGAAAACACTTACATGGTCGAAGGTTTGTTAATTGGTGATGGCACAATCGCTACGCCTTTTAGTGGATCGTAATAAATAATTAGATGTGGGCCTTCGGGCCCGCATAAAATTTTAAGGAGAAAATATAATGGCGACATTTGGATCGGCACAAGATTGCGAAAGCACTTATGTAAATACAGAAACATCTACTGTTCAAACAGGTAGAACTAGAGTCTATGGCGTTTACTTAGATAGTGGATCAGCAGCTGGAGATTTTCATTTAAGAGATGGAAGTTCATCTGGAACAATTAAGTTTAAATGTAAAACACCTGCAAACGCAGAAGGTATTACAATAACTTTCCCTGCACCTATACTTTGTAAAGATGGAGTCTATGTTAATTTTACTACTGAACATGTTGTAGCGGCAACTGTTTTTCATAGTGGTGGAAACAATAATTAAGGAGGCTTAAGTGGCTTTCTCAGGCACAACTACATTCGAGAAAACTTTCTCGATCGATGATGTTATAACTGAAGCTTTTGAAAGATTAGGTTTCTTTGATTACTCAGGTAATGACTTAAAAACAGCAAGACGTTCTTTAAACATAATGTTTCAAGAATGGCAAAACAGAGGTACGCACTTTTGGGAAATTGCTGAAAATACTTTTACATTAGTTTCAGGTCAAAACGAATATACAATTTTTAGATCTACAACTGATGGAACGTCAAGTCCTACAGCCGTTTATGGTGCTTCAGATATTCTTGAAGCTAGTTACCGAACGACAGCTAACGTTGACACACCTCTTTCAAAAATAAACAGATCTCAATATTCTGCGTTTTCAAACAAAACTGCAACAGGTCAACCTTCACAATATTGGGTCCAAAGATTTATAGATAAAGTTACAATGACTTTGTACTTAACACCTGGAACAACACAAGCAGGAAACTTTGTACATTTTTATTATTTAAAAAGAATTCAAGATGCTGGAGATTATACTAACGAAGCAGATGTAGTTAACAGATTTGTACCATGTATGTGTGCAGGTTTAGCTTATTATCTGTCTATGAAAAAAGCTCCGCAAAGAACACAAGAGTGTAAATTAATTTATGAGGATGAATTAAACAGAGCGTTACAAGAAGATGGTTCACCAGCGAGTGTTTACATTTCTCCTAAAACTTATTATCCGGAGATATAATGGCGAAGTTTGCAAAAGGTAAATATGCATTAGCGATTTCAGATAGGAGTGGTCAAGCATTTCCTTGGAGACAAATGGTTACTGAATGGAATGGTGCGTTTGTTCACATTTCAGAATACGAACGTAAACAACCACAATTAGAACCAAAACCTTTTGTAGCAGATCCACAGGGATTAGAACAAGCAAGACCACAAAACTTTCCACCAAGTCAAATCGGTGGTGGTAATATGGTTGCTGATTTAACTTTACCTGGTGACTTTGCGTTTCAAACTGTTAGTAATGGCAGTATGGTTCCTGATGATCCGGGAGTGGTCAATGGTAGACGACAAGCAGTGACAAGATTAGGAAACGTAACAATTAATATAACATAATGACATACGACGAATTAAAAACAAAAATTAGAGATTATACAGAAGTGTCAAGCACAGTTTTAACTGACACTATTGTTAATGGATTTATAGAGGATGCTGAGTTTAGAATCCTAAGAGACGTAGACTCTGACAATAACAGAAGATATGCAACAGCTTTACTTGCTGTTAATACTAGATTTGTTCAGACACCAGACAACGCGCTAGTGATTAGATCAGCTCAAATCGTAGATTCAGATGGAACAGGAGCTGCAGATAACAGAGATTTCCTACAATGGAGAGACACGAGCTTTATGTCAGAATTTAATCCTAAAGGAGAGACAGGGGTTCCAAAATACTATAGCTGGTGGGACAAAAACCACATTGTATTTGCACCTACACCAAACGCTACGTACACAATTCAGTTAAATTATATCTTGAAAGATGCCGGATTATCTAGTACAAATCCTACTACATATATAAGTTTGAATTTTCCCAACGGACTTTTATATGCATGCCTAGTAGAAGCTTATGGCTTCCTAAAAGGCCCACAAGACCTCTTGCAATTATATGAACAAAAGTATAAACAAGTGTTCCTCGAGTCGGAAAATAAGTTAAGGAGAAAAAACTATGGCAATAACACAAGCAATTTGTAATTCATTTAAGAAACAGCTTTTAGAAGCTGACATGAATTTCAAACAAACTGGTGGTGACAAGTTCAAGTTAGCTCTTTACTCTTCAACAGCAACTCTAAACTCTGCAACAACTGCTTTCACAGCGACAGGTCAAGTTGGAAACAGTGGTCAATACACTTCAGGTGGTGGACTACTTGTTAACAATGGAACTTCTATTACTGCAGGTGTGGCGAGAGTTGACTTCGCAGACAGATCATTTACTGGAGTGACGTTAACTGCTAGAGGTGCTTTAATTTACAACACATCTTCTGATACAACTAATGCAGCAGTTTGTGTTCTAGATTTTGGAGCAGATAAAACAGCAACTTCTGGTACGTTCACTATTCAGTTTCCAGCGCCAACATCAACAGCAGCGATTTTAAGAATCTCTGGTTAACGTAGGAGGTAAACTCCTATGGCGAGTAAAATTTATACAGTTACCGTAGCTTCCGGTAGTTTATATGGAGGCGGTACAGGTAATGTATTTTATTTAGATGGCGTCAGAAATGCGACTGGACCTGGCACAGTAGAGTGGGTAGCTGGTGCAACGATTCGTTTTAATCAAAATGATGCAACGAATAATAATCACCCGTTAATTTTTTCTACAACCACGGCAACCGGTGGTATAATTTCATCGAACGTAACTTACTATCTTGATGGAGCAAGCAATCAAGCAAACTATACTAACACGACTACATTCAATGCAGCGACTGTTAGATACGTTGAAATAACTCCACAAAGTCAAACAGATTTTTATTATTTATGCTACGTGCATGGCATCGGTATGGGCGGTATTATGGATATGGTCCAAAACCGTTGGGGTGCATTAAGCTGGGGTGCAAACTCTTGGGGTACAGATGTCAATAGTATCTCTGTTACAGGACAACCATTAACAACAACGTTAGGAAACGAAGTAGCATTCCCTGGTCAAGGCTGGGGTGCAAACACTTGGAACGTTGGTGAATGGGGATCAGTTAATACAGGAAATCAATTAGTAACTGGATTGACAATGTCAATGAACATTGGTCAAGTTGAACAATCATCAAGCACAGGTTGGGGAAGAAATACTTGGGGCTCAAATGTTTGGAATGGTTTTGGAACTGTAATACCTACAGGTGTTTCAATGTCTATGTCAGTAGGCGATGAATTAATTGATACCGAAACAAATAGAGGTTGGGGAAGAAAAGGTTGGAACGTAGACGCATGGGGTATTGGTGGTCAAGTTCTTGCAAATAACTTCCCAATGACAATGGCACTGTCTAGTGTCGGCATATTAAACGAAATTAATACAGGTTGGGGCTCTGATGGTTGGGGCGTTGAAGGATGGGGATCATCTATTCAAGTTGTACAACCAACAGGTATTGCAATGACTGCCTTTGAAGGTAGTGCAGGATTATCATTCGATGGAGATTCTAATGTAACAGCAACTGGTAGAGCAATGACTATTGCTCAAGGTAATGAAGAAGCTTTCGCTTCTTTTGTTGCAGAACCTACTGGTCTTCCAATGACCATGGGTATAACTTTTGATTCTGAAGTTATTAATGCTACAGGTATTGCGTTAAGCGCTACTTTAGGAACAGCCATCGGAGACAATATTACATTTGCAGAGGTAAATGCATTTAGTCCTGGTTACTGGGGCTACAGATCAACTTGGGGCTTTAGTGCATGGGGTAATGGAGCAACTAATACGCTCGTAATGAGCATGTTAGAAAACTTCTCTGGAGTAGACCCTGCTCCTGATGCAGAAGCCACTGGTAATGCCATAGCTGCAGCCTTAGCTTCAGGTACATCATTTACTATTATTGGTAATGCTAATATTCAATTAGGAACTTTACCTATGACAGCCGCTTTAGGAACGGCTGTTTTAGACGCAAATACTCTTGTTGATGTAACAGGAGTAACCTTACAAACTGTACAATTAGGGTCAGTTACAGTCACTGCAGATGGTAATATTTTCCCTGATGGATTACCTTTGACAAATACCCTAGGAACTGGTACAAACGTATTGATTTGG